CGCCGTTCAAAGTCCTTAGCTTCACCGTTCTCATCCAAGTTGGTAGATAAGGCAGCAACCACCTTAGCTTGAGCTAATTGAGGTGTTACCTGAGCTTCAACTGTGGCTTTCTGAGCATCTGCTGTAGATTTCTGTGTCTTAGCCTGCAAATCTGCAATCTGAGCCTGTAACAGCTCCATTTGCATCTGTTGCTGCTGTTGTTGCATCTGTTGCACTTCAGGATTAGGCTGACTCATCTTATCTAAGGTAGCGATCAACTCACCACGGTTAGTCAAGGAGCTATTCTGCAAGATTCCTTTGAGGATCAGAGGCAAGACTGGTGTATTTGGCCCCAATGTCTGGAGCAAACCTATCAATTGCTGCTGCTCAAACTCTCGTGCCAAGATACCCAAGGTAGCTGTAGGGATAAAGTTCATATCCACAGTAGGGTAACGCTCACTATCAAACTGCATATAGCGATAAGCAGCTTTATAGATGAAAGGCATCATAAAATCTTCTTGGAAATTAGTCAGAGTACGCTTGTACTTCTTGATAATTCCAGCCATAGCCATAGACATACCACCAGCGGTAGCGTCACGAGGCACATTAGAAGGCATACCAGCACTGTCAACAGTACCTGTAGCCTGCAAGAGCATACGTTCAAAGTTCTGAGCTGCTGCTGCGGCATTACCGTCAGTTTGACCAAACTTGAAGGGGTATAAAATCTCACTTGGAGAACCGTTAGTCAGGATAGCTTTACCGGGTTTAATCTCGAACTTAGCGCCACGAGGTAAACGGGTAGCATCCATAGCAATCATAGGAGCTGTTGTGAGGGCTAAGGAGTCCATATGAGCACGAAGCTGACCATCAATGGCCTTCTGCATGTTATATGCCTTCTCCACCGTACCACGACCCCAGAAACGACCGGGAACTGTATCATCTTGGTAGGCGATAACAGGGCGATCCTTCATCATGTAAGGGTTAGCTTCAGCTTTGAGCAAGATACCATCGTTAGCGATAACCACAATGGCTTCCACCATGTTGCAGTAGTCATCAGCTTGAGAACCTTCAGGGAAGATGTCTTCGTATTCTTCGCCTTCAGCGTCATCCAAGTACTCTTTAGGAACTAAACCGTAGTAAGTAACCAGCTTAACCTTGTCATCTTGGTACTGAGTGATGTCTTGAGTAGGCTCTAAATCAGGATCATCAAAGGAAGAACCAATGTTAACCTTCTTGTAGATACCAGATTCAATACCTTCTACAACTTTGTGCAAAGATACGTACTTCTCAATAGCCACGCCCATAGCATCTTCGATAGAATCTGCATTAGGATCAATCAGAAAGTTCTTAGGGTTAACAGGTTTAATCTTAACCGCTACTCGCTCAGTCTCTTGCACACCGATAGCTGCTGCATTGGCAATACCGGGAATAGCTTGAGTGGCTGGAGCATACTGCTTTTCAGCCTTGACAATGATCTCACCGATACCTGTACCGTAGATTTCAGCCATCAACTCAATCTGGTCAATAGCTTTCTTGATCTTGTCCCGCTTGAAGTCTTCCATCAACTGAGCTTTTAACTGCTCAACATCTAAGGAATCACCGTTGACGTCCATCAGGTCATCTTCAATGTCGAAGAACTCGCCCTGACCGAAGATAGCCTCAATGATCTCAGCATGACGGGTCTCTACAGCCTGCTGAGTAGCAGGGGAGATGATACGGCTACGCTCGGACTCACGGGTCTTGTCGCTTGTGTCCCAGACACCACGGAAGATACGCTCATACTCAAGCCATAAATCCATGTAGTTACCATCACGATAGTCGCGCCACCGTGTGATATGGTTCGTGACCCAAGAGGTAAGTTCTTTCTCACTCTCTGTAGGTTCATCAAACTGGTTTTCATCAGTAATATTGTCAGCCATCATTTAGCTTTCTTTTTAGACTTAGGCTTCTTAGCTGTTTTAGCAGCATCCTTAAAATTTTCATCAGAAGGAGCATCTTTTGATCCAACCTTGTTCATCTTCTCGCCTGAGCCTGCTTCGATGCGCTTTCGCTTGGCATTGATGTTTGCGTAGAGTCCGGGTTTCATATTACATTTCCTCTATAGAGTCATCTAAGGCACTGTCATCAATTTCTACAGTACTAGATGTGATAGGCCCGCCTACTAACCAAGCACTACAAGTACGGTCAGCGGCACATTTAAAGTCAAAGAGTTCACAGAATCCTAACTTAGCAGAATCTACGACATCTTGAGCAAAGCTACCTTTTTCTTGGTCAATGCCAGATCGAATGCATTCCATCATTTGAGGAGTCTGGATAAAGGCAGAACAGTTACCACAGCGCATAGACTTAGCCTGCGCTAAGTTTGTTTGCCATTCGTCAGCTCGTTTGTTCCAGAAAGCCCCATTAGACAATTCAGGATTAGCAGGGCCATAGCCTACATTCTTAAAAGCCCAATCCCTGTTCTTAAGGTTAGCTTTTACATCTTGTGTTTCAATAGGGCATTGCATACTTATCGTATTCCTTAAATTTAGAATCCTGCCGTAACATCAAGGGGTTCCCATTCGTCATCTTCGTAGTCTTGCTGATAGTTAGACACAGCCAATTGATCTACGTAGCTTAGAGCGTCAATCAAGTCATCGTGTACGCCAGTGGTAGGAAACATGATCATCTGATCTTTAAACTCACTCCATTCTTCCTCAATGTTGAAGGAGACTCTACCGTGTTCCATGCGCCCTTGGAGCGACCATACAACCCTGTCTGTCTTCTTCTTGTTACCGTGAGTTAAGTCTTGGATATGTGAGTAAATGTTATTCTTACGCATCAAGTCATTGAGGTAAGGCAGTACAGCATTCTTCAGAGCACCACGTTCAATGCCTACAGCGATAGGTTTGTAGTCACGGATACTCTTTAAAATGTGTACACAGGTTTCTCTAATGTCCCAACGTCCATGAACAATCTTGTGTACCCACCAGTTACCGTTATCCTCTAGCTTTACGATGGCAATGGCAGACTCGTCTAGGCGCTTCTTAGCAGCACCTGCGTTCTTACCTACCTCTTCAAAGCCAGCTAAGTCAATAGCTACTACGTACTGTCCATACTGAGGTTCTTTAGCAAGCTTGAACCAATCCTCTTTGAACAAGTCAGAACCTGCATTGTCAAAGCTAGATAAGTATTCTTGCTTGAATGCAAAGCTACTCAAGGTACGCTTAGCAGCCTCTACTTCTTTAGGATCAATAGTCTCGTTGTCCTGAGTTGTGTAGTGCCATGACTTCCACTCCTCATCTACGACACCCTCTTTGTCTTCTTGTCCAAACTTGTAGATGTCATAGAACCAGTTACGTCCACTCGGGGTGGAGATGAACAAGGCTCTACCTTTCTTGTCAGACAGAGAAGCTCGAATAACCTTTTCCCAAATCTCTTGCTTAATGAAAGCACATTCGTCCAGTACCACGTAAGTAAGGGACACACCACGAAGACTATCAGGGTTATCAGCGCCTCGAACAAGGATCTTCCTTCCGTTAACCAGTGTAATCTCTAAGTTATTAATGTGTGAGGACTTAATGACAGGGCGACCTAAGTCATGCAACAAGTCCCAGATGATCGTACGGGCCTGTCCAAGGGTAGGAGCAATGTACATCACCGCTGAACCTTCAGGACAGTTTAAAGCTTCGATAAGCAGCGTTACAGCAGACAGTCTGGACTTACCACAACGGCGACCAGCAGCTACCACTTTAAAGCGATGAGTAGACTTGAATACCTCTTGCTGCCACTTGAGCAGTGCAAAGTTAAGTTCAGACATCTATAACATCCTCATCGTCTGAGGTAGACACTGTAGGTGTAGACAAACCAGTTATGTTGATACTGATTTGAGGCATACCACCACCAGCTTGCTTATTAGCTTCAAAGGCTGAGACAGGAACAATCCTATCGACAATCAGCTTCCATGCAGCAGCTTGGTTCTTATGTTCATCGTTCAGAGCTGCATCGTATATAGCCTCTAAGACCTTAGCGCTTTTAGGTGAGTTAAGCATACGTAGCTTGTACTCATTGATAATAGCAGCCTCACCTTTAGGACGACCTACTGATCTACTCTCTTTGATTTCTTTAAGCTCAGATTTCTTTGGTCTTCCTGCTTTGCGTTTGCTTTCAGTTTGTTCTTCATGTTCCATGTGTCTTTATCCCTTTCTGTTAGGAGACAATGCATTGTCGTAGAGACAACCCTTTAAGTTATAGACAAAACATCTATGCTTAAAGTACTTTAAAGGTAACGTAGAAGTTAAGAACTTACTAAGTTAAATATTATAAGTACTTGTTGTAAGTAACTTATAGTATGTAACTTCTAAGCTTAGACATCTAGGTACGTCTACATTCGTTGTATCCAACTGTGCAGATTCGTCTTAGCAACTTAAGAGTCCATCACCTTCTTAGTTACTTTACTTACCTTCTAAGTATATTATACCACGGAAAGTAGGTTCTGTCAAGCTTTTTCTTCATTTTGTTACAAATATTTACATATGTTACATCTTAGGCCCACGATCCTGCCCTGTGATGTCCACCATTATAGACATTTCTGCTAAGGATTGTCTAGCTTAGCTTAATTTCTTATGTATCAACTACTTAGCGCTTTAAACGGTGAGGTTTGATCTGTCCCCAATTAAGTCTATTTTTACCTTTTTGTGGACGTTGTAGGCTCCCACAACAATTCCACAGTCTCCACAGCCCCTCCCCCCATGACTTTGTAGTCACTTGGCAATTGATGAGTCACTTTGTGACTG